TTGAAGAAGGACGGAATCACTTTCGAGTTTGACTATCGAATCTTTCAAGACCATATCTAAATGGGTTACTACAAGCGAATAAGCGAGGAAGAACAAATGTCAGCCAACGAATGGTTCTGGCAAAACGAAGAAGCGAAACTCGCAAACAAATTAGAAATTTATATAAATCAACAACAAATAAACAACAACACAATGAGCATCATCGCCCAAAACAACAACAACAACAGCGTAGGACAAACAGTACCCGCAGGTACACACGTAGCAAGATGCTACCAAATCATCCACATCGGAACAATCGTCGACACTTATCAAGGTGAAGAGAAATTGGTGAACAAGGTTCGCTTAGTATTCGAACTACCATTGGAAACCGCAGACTTCGGTAAAGGTGAACAGCCATTTTCTATCGGTCGCGACTTCACGCTTTCAATGCACGAAAAGAGTGGCTTACGCGCCTTCGTTCAATCGTGGTTAGGCAAGGCAATGAGCGACGGAGAAGCAAACAAATTCGACATCGGTACTTTGTTAGGGAAGGAAGCAATGGTTTCTGTTATGCACCGCACAGCGAACACAGGACGCACTTATGCAGACTTGAAAGGAGCGTCACCACTTGCAAAAGGAATGTCTTGCCCACCACAGGTGAACGCTTCGTTCTTGTTGGACTACGACAGCGAAGACTTTGACCTTAGATTCAAGATGCTTCCAGAGTGGCTTCAGAACAAAGTGAGTTCTTCGGCTGAGTTCAGCAAACGTTTAGAGCGTTCTGCGGATCAAATGAACAAGGCTAAGGCAATGCTTGAAAAAAGCGGGTTAGTTCAACCAACGCAAGAAGACGAAGACGAATTGCCATTCTAAATACAAATGGGGGTTATAACATACATTAACCCCTATTTTTAACTTAATGAATAATAAACCATACAATTAAAAACAAAATGAAAACAAGAAAAGCACAAAAATTTGACATCGAAAGAGTAAAAGAATTTTGCAAGTTAGTTAATGAAGGAAAAACACCTGCGGAAGCATTACGCTTAATGAATAGCTGCAATGGTTACACCAAACCACTTCGTGCCGCTGGTATATTTTGGCAAGAAAAAGACAGTACGTTTAGAGCAGTTGAGCGTATTCACGCGGAACGTTACACTCTTTTTTTAAACGAAAGGTTAAAATATAACAGAACTATTAACGCTAAGCCTAACCGCAAACAAAGAAAAACATTTCAAAAAGTAGATGTTATTTCGAAAAGAAATTCGTATAAAGAATACACAAAACAAGCAAACCTATTTGCTCAACCTAAATCAAAACAACCAATAGCGCAAAAGGTAAAAGCAAAACAACCTCAATTGAACTTCATTCAACGCGTGGTAAAATCTCTTTTTAACTTATGAACAAACAAATCTATTCAACCCCATTCGGACGACTTGTCAAAAGTCAATTCAAGACAATGAATAACTTCAAGAACGTCTTGCGAATCAGCGACCCAACAGCACGTCTTTACGTCGCACACCCAGAGCGAATGAGAATCAAAGACTTCAACAACATTTGTCTTCACACAGGACTTTCACGCGAAGAAGTATTCAGCACATTTACACCTACAATATTAATAAACGAAGAAAATGATTGAGAAAGAACCAATAAGCAAACGAGAGTATTTTGCGCTTCATATTTTGAACGGCTTAATGTCCAACGACAATAGTTCAGAATACGATATGGAAGAACTGACTTCTGGAGCAGTAGGAATAGCAGACGCACTAATTAAAAAACTAAACGAAACAAAATGACTAACGAACAGATAAGACAGCAGATAGTAGATATGATTCCTTTTGCACATATGGAACGATTCGAAACACTATGGTTGATGCTAACGCCTAAGCACGAGCGTTTGAGTATGGAACAAATCAAACAACAGCAGGAACTAGAAAACGAACGTGAGATATTCTGGAGTGCATTAGAAGACGTTGTTTGTAGCGTTGTGGGTATTCAATCGCAAATGCTTTACACACCAACACGACGACGCGAGATAGTGACAGCACGACAAATTATTTTCTTCCTTATCCGTCCTTGTTACTTTCAGTCTTTCGAATCAATTGGTAAGCACTACGGAAAGGATCACGCGACAGTAATGCACGGAATCAAACAAGCAACGTGGCAGATTGAATGCGACAAAGCCTACGCGGCAACTGTTGAACGTATCTGTGAATTGATGAACGCGATGGGTTATGCTAAACCTATTAAATTTTTCACTAAATTTGTTGAACACTTGGAGCATCAAAAACAACTGGAAGCGAAAAGAAAAGCCAAATTAAAATAAACCTTAAAATCAAAAATGTATGAGCGACTATTGCCGTTATTGCGATTCAGACCAAATTGAAGAACGCATTGAAGAAATCAAAAGAACAAACAGAAAATATCGTGACTGGGACGACAGCGACGTGCAGGAGTTATTTGAAGACGAAATCGGTCTTTGCTACGAATGTACGCGAGAGGAAGACGCGGATATGGAAAGGGACGAATACTAAATAAAACAATGATGCTAATACTACAATTAAAGAAACGAGTTGAAACACTCGAAGCGCAAATAAAGGAACAGGAACAAAAGATTAACGACATTCTTATTCGATTATCCGTTCCACAAGCAAACCTTCCAGCACCTGTAAAAGAAAAGAAGACGACATTCAAGAAGCCAACGGTTGTCGAAATCTACGAATACGCTTGTGAGAAACTAAGCAACGACGACGCGCTTAAATTTACCGAGAAATTCCACGCGCACTACGAAGCCAATGGTTGGAAGGTAGGACGCAACCCAATGAAAGATTGGAAGGCTGCCGTTCGTAAATGGGACTTGTCTACCTTTGTAACTACAAACCAACAAACAAAAATCAAAAATGGAAAATTCGATTCAGACGCTGCGCAACGCATCTACAACGACGCTCACAATTACACAAAGGGTTGATCGTGCAGAACGTGAAAGCGCATTCGTAGCAGATTACGACCTACCAACGTTCGTTAAACTTTGCTCAAAGGTTTGCGCGATGTATGGAATAGCATTACCAGAGGCGCAACTGTTGCAAATGCTGCACGAGTTTATTGGTAAACACTTCCGTTGGGTTACGTTTGAACACTTCAATCTTGCGTTCGAACTAAATGCAGCGAATGAACTGTCAAAGAAATGCGAACACTTCGGTGCGTTGAGCGTTTCATTTATTGGCGACGTGTTGACGCACTACAAACCACACAGAGACAAAGCGAACTTACAAATACAGCGTGAAATTGCGCAATCAATTGAGGAAAAATCACAATTAATAAAGGAGAATGAAATGGCGGTGAATGACGACAGCTGGAGAAGAATGTTGAAAGAAGATGTTGACAGCTTCAAACAAGGCAAATACACGACCTTAGAATTGCGAGGGGTGTCAATGATGCGGTGGTTAGAAGAAAGTAAGCGTATTACAGCTGAAACATTCACAGACGACGAATACAATCTTTGTAAAGCGAAAGCCAGAAAGACAGTATTCAATGAACAGCAACTTTCAAAAGGAATGGTTGAGCGAATGAGTGACCGCAAACGACAGCTACTCAAAGAATCGATTCAGTTTGAAGGCTTTCGTGAACTTTACAAACTTTATTTGTCGAAGCAATGATAATAGGCTGGTTTAGTTGTGGTGTTACTTCGGCTGTTGCTTGCAAGTTAGCAATCGAAGAACACGGAAAAGAAAAGATACGATTGTTTTACATTGAAATTGACAGCGCACACGAAGACAACGAACGCTTTATTTTAGATTGTGAAAAATGGCTAGGTGTTAAAGTAGAACGCAGACGTTCGAATAAATACAAAGACCAATTTGATGTAATAGAAAAAGTAGGTTATGTAAACGGAGTTAATGGCGCACCTTGCACAATGCATTTAAAAAAGAATGTACGCAAAGCAATTGAGAAAGAGTTTGAATACGAAGGTCAAATCTTTGGTTTCGAATACGATAAAAAAGAAATCAATCGAGCAATTCGATTCGCACAACAATATCCCCAAGCGAAGCCATTAACTCCATTGATTGACCGTAAAATGACAAAACAGCAATGCGCTGAATTGCTTTTATTCAATGGAATTAAGTTACCTAAAATGTACGAATTAGGTTTTCACAATAATAATTGTATTGGTTGCGTCAAGGGTGGTAAAGGTTATTGGAATCACATACGAAAACACTTTCCAGAACACTTCGAAAGAATGTCTAAATCGGAAAGGAAAGCAGGTCATTCTTGCATTAAAGAAAAATTCCTTGACGAATTGAAACCAAACGAAGGGAAGCACGAACCTCCTATTGTTCCAGATTGTGGAACATTCTGCGAGATAGAGTTTGCAGATATAATTGATGCGAATACTGAAAAAGTTTTTGCTGGATATACAACATTTAAACAACTGAATTTATTTTGAATCCATATAAACCCGAATACCTGCCGCGTCAAATTGAAGCACTTAATTATTTGGCGACTGATTCACAAGTTGAGCAGTTACTTTACGGTGGCGCGGCAGGAGGTGGCAAAACGAAGTTCGGTTGTATGTGGCAGATTCAAAGACGTTTGAAGTACGCTGGGACACGTTCGCTTATTGGACGAAGCAAATTAGACACGTTGAAAAAGACGACGCTCAACACGTTCTTTGAAACAGCGCAAGACTTTGGTTTAGTTGCAGATAAACACTACACCTACAACGGGCAAACGAACGTGATTAAGTTCTTCAACGGAAGCGAAATTGTATTGAAAGACCTGTTCGCTTATCCTTCAAATCCGAACTTCGATTCACTTGGATCGTTGGAAATTACCGATTATTTTATAGACGAGGTAGCAGAGGTAACAGAGAAAGCCGTGAATATCGTTCACTCTCGTTGCCGTTATAAGTTGAACGAGTTCGGGTTAATTCCCAAAGGTTTCTTATCGTGTAATCCTTCGAAAGGTTGGTTGTACAATGAGTTCTATATGAAGAACAACCGCAACGAACTACCTTCACACCGCGCTTTCGTGCAAGCGTTACCGCAAGACAATCCCTTCCTTCCTGTTGCTTACATTGAATCATTGCGTCGCCTTCCTGAATACGACAGGAAAAGACTTTTGGAAGGCAACTGGGAATTTGACGACGACAGCGACAAGTTGTTCAACACGGAGAATCTTCTTCGAATGTTCCGCAACGAAGTAATCAATGAAGGCAAGAAATACATAACAGCCGACATTGCGCGTTTCGGGAAGGATAGAACGATTATTATTGTTTGGGAAGGTCTAACTATCATAGATATAATTGAGTTGAATAGAGCCGCGTTGGACGAAGTCGTGAACAAGATTCGTTTAACCTGTCAACAGCACTCGATTTTACTTCAAGACGTAGTGTGCGACGAAGACGGAGTAGGTGGTGGAGTGGTTGACTTCTTAAAGTGTCGCGGCTTTGTCAATGGATCTAAACCAAAGCACCCACAATACCAAAACTTAAAGAGCGAATGTTATTACAAATTGGCTCAATATGTAGAGGAGAATCGGCTCACTATTCTTTCAAATACGCGCAAAGAACAAATCATTCGTGAGCTGGAGATGATTAAGCGACACCGCGCAGACGTAGACGGAAAGTTACAAGTAACCCCGAAGGACGTAATCAAGAACCGCGAAGGAATTTCGCCAGACGTTGCCGACGCGATAATGATGCGAATGTATTTCGAACTCAACCCAAGTTACGGACAATATGTTGTGGGTTAGCATAACTTAATTATATTAGCACAATGAAAAACACACCACTATACGAGTCTTTAAAAATGACTTACGACAGAGAACGCGAAATTGTTAATTCACTCGCGACCTACTTTCAACAAGGGAAGATTCTTGGAGATATTCTTCTGGAACTTTCACAACGAAAAGACTTAAATGCGAAAGAGAAAATATATCTCGCGCTTATGATTGGTTCAATGATGTCTAAACCGAATGAAGAAAAGTAATTTACTCACGCAGGTTATTGCCGAATTAGAAGCGAGAGAATTGAAGGGAATTGAAACGTACGGAACAACGTTAGACCGAACCGATTTAACTCGTTCTGAATGGCTACAACACGCATACGAAGAAGCGTTAGACCTTGCGCTTTATTTGAAGAAACTTAAAATTGAAGAAGATGGAAATTAACAAAACACCTGTTGCATACTTTTTTCATGAGTTAGCGGACATAAAAAAAAATGTTCCTTATGAATTGCAAGCCGAAACTATTACGAACTTATATGCTTATTGCAGACGCGTAGAAAAAGAAATGCTAATTGAATTTGCTGAATTTGTAGCAAAATATCCAAACAAAAATAAAAACGCAAATAACGAAATGTTACACGCAAAATCGAAGTACGACGGAGCAGAAAGAACGGTTGATTTATTAGACGAATTTTATATTCAAAACTTTAAGGAATATGCCAGAAAGCAAAACTAAAAAAGGAATATGTGTCTACTTGCACAAAGACCTTTGGAACGAGATTGACGAAAAGAGAGGTGAGAATAGTCGCAACACATTTTTAAGTGAAGCGATTGAGTTCTCTTTGAAGTTCTACGTTCCAGAATCTAAAGTAAAATTGACAGAACAAAAGTAGAAAGAGCAGCGACAGACGAAGTAAAGATTAAAGCGTGGTTTCTGCGCTTTTTTTGTTTGTCTAACTTTTTGTTTTCAGCAGTTAGAGTGTTAATTTCTTCGGCTAATACATCGGTCTTCTGTTCATAAGCAACGACCACTTCTTGCAAGTTGTCAATCTTTTCACCTTCGATGTTCAATTGTTCTTTGAGGTTGTTAATTACAAGTGAATCGGAAGCAATAACGCTATCGCAGGAGTTCACCAAACGGAGAACATCAACGCGAACAATAGTATCTCGAACAAGAACAATATCACGAGTTCTTTTATAGGTGGTTTTGGCTTTAGATTGAGCGTCTTCATAAGTTCTTAATTGTTTATAAAGTTCTATTTGTTCTTGCAACAAGCGGTCATATTCTCCAGCGTTGTAATTGATAACGCTATCTTGCTTCTGAATTTCAGTTGTTGCGTTTTTTGCAACACTTCGTCCCCACCAATTCCAACAAAGCACCAACCAAAGAAACGACGTTCCAATAAATAACAGTAATGCTGCGAGTATATTCTTTCTCATAAGATTCTTCCTTCGTGTATGCGGTAATTGTGAACGCTGAACGCTCCGTTGTTTCCTTTCTCAACAATGGCGAAGCCGTGATTGTACTTCGAATAAGGGTTGTAGTCGGGACTTAATTCAGATAAGCAACCAACACCCCAACAAGTGATAAACTTGCCGTTAGCATCCCTCTCATTGTGTTCTGCTGTCTGGTGATGATGTCCGCATAAAGAAGAAACTTTTGTCTTCATAAACAACCCACGCGCCACGTTAACCGACGGAAGAAATTGCTTTCCAAATTCGTGTCCGTGAAAGATTGAAAGTTTGCCGATGTTTAACTTACTCTTTCCGTCAATCCATTTAACGTCGTGCTTGTCGCAATGGGTTAGCGTTGGAAAATCGAACGCGTCAATGTCGAATAGTTCGGGTGCTTTAATACGCATATATCTCCAATAGCGTTCTTCGTGATTACCTTCTTTATAATAAATGTGAGCGTTTGGGAAGGTGTTTCTAAGCGACGCAAGGAATTGACGGATTGAATATAGTTCGTCTTTGAATTTTCTTTTGCGTGGATCTTTAACAAAGTCACTAATCATATGACAGTCTAAAGCGTCACCATTTAAAATGATTGCGTCACATCCCTGTTTCAATCCTTCTGCGATAGCGCACTCTAACGCTTCATTGTCTTGGTAAGGCAAATGGACATCTGAAAGAATAAGAAACTTATTCCCCTTCAATTCAACGTGTCTACGTTTCTTTGAATAAGACTTTGGAAGTGCGTATGGGTTGGAAGGTCTTGGTGCTGTGTCCATTAATTCTTTTTGTGTGTTATGTTTACGACTTTTCATTCCCATTTTACCACGAACGCGACGAACGTAATTACGCGCAGATTCTTGCGAATCGAACGCTTCTGGATATTCTTCAAAAAGTTTTGTTGCTAAAGAGTGCGAAGGTGCGTCGGGAAACTTACTGCAAATCTCCGCTGTTATTTTCCTCGCTTCTGTCTGTGGTCTTGCCATTCTTTTGTTTTGTAAATCGTTCTATTACTGTTCCTCCAAACAAACCGCCTGTCAGAAGCGCGAGTGTATCAAACATCGAAATGGGACAAACGTAATATGTGAATGTTGCAATATAACTCAAAACGATTAGGTTAATTGTAACAAATATAGCGACAATTCGTTTCGAACTTACTTTGGTTGAAGACGTAAGCATTTCCTTAAGCCACACCTTCAACTTGTCCTTCATAAAAACTTTAATACGAATTGAACAAGCAAACCACCAACCACACCAGCAGCCGTTGCAATACCACCCAAACGAGCGACCTGCAACCTTTGATTCTGAATATATTTGTCGTGCTTTTGAACCTTACTCACAAGACCTTCAATTTTCATTTCGTCGTCACCGATTAACACGTTGTAAATACGGTCAATCTTCTTGTCCATTTCTTGGAGTTGTTCGTGTATCAAAGCTATTTCAGTTTCTGTGTTCATGACTTAAAGTACAATTCAATTTCAGCCTCACGACGACGAACCAAACCTTTGAGAATTACTCCGCCTCCTTTGTTCCAAAGACGAAAAGAATCTGCTATTGTTGGATCGTTTGGGTTAGCGTTTACCTTTCTCAGCACAGACGACTTCTTGAAGCCACCTGTTCCGATGTTGTACGCAAGTGAAACACACGCGCTAAATTGATTCTCGTTAAGCGTTTGAGTTATCAATGCACGAATAGAAACAGCAAATTTGTCAACGACGTTTTTTGCTAATTGCTCCGCTCTTGCTTGTGTTATAACGTCGCCTTCTTTAACCTTCGTTCCGTCTTCGTAAAACGTATTTCCATAACCAATCGTCCACACGTTTGCAGGACACAAATAAGCCTTTAAACGACAGCCTTCAAACTTTTTGAGTAGCGCGTATCCGTCAGCGTTAACTTTCATTTTTCAGTTTCTTTATTTGTTTTTCTTTCTTTGCAAGATACTTACGAAATTTCTCTTCGTAAATCTTGTGCATCGTTAAATTCTTCTTGCGTCCCCTTGTAGCCATTCGTTTTTATTTTAGTTTATCTCAACCAACCTAAACCGCGTCGTCTGTATTCATAAGGTAGTCTATCGCGTCCGTCGCTAATTTCAAAAGCGTTGGAAGGATACACATTTGTTTGTGACCAAATCTGTTGCGTTGTGTTCGTCGTGTACTCTGGAAAGTCTGACTGATTGAAACACAAATAGTCAACCATTCTTTGAGTGTAAAACATTGCTTGTGAACGCGCTTGGTCGCGATAGTTTTGTAAGTCGGTTTGGCTTATTGGTGTTGTGTCTTCGCTTGTGCGAATTACAAGACTTCCGTTGTCCGTTTTAACGTACAAATGAGGCAAGACTTCGTACATAGTCCACCACATTACCATTCGACGCAAGTAATCGTCAAGAAGCGTTTCGTATGCACCTGCGATATCGTCGTTTACAACGTCTTCTTTTATCTTATTGTAAAGGTCAGTTCCTAAATACAACTGCGCGTACTTGTCCTGAGACAAATAGATTGCAGGGTACATAAGCAACGGATCAACTGAACCGTTAATCCAAGTATATTTCTTTATGTAATTCTCGTCAATGAGTAGAACTTCGGGTTGTAGTGCCATTGTAGTTTTTATTTATATTTTAATGATGCTCTATTCGGCATATCGTTAGGACGTACCGCTTCTTCGCCTTTTGGGAATAGTTCGTTGGCTACTTTTCCTGTTACAACAGTATCGTTTTTCAATCCGTCGTTAGGTAAGAATTTACCGTCTTTTCTTTTGCGGAAAAACACCTTTCTGAACCACGCGTGGCGACAATAGACACCGCCTTTGTACGTCCATATTGAATAAGTTGAAGAACCACTTGGAGCAAATTGTCCATTCACTCCGTCGCTTCCCATTTCAATAATGTCTTCGTACTTAAACAACGCTCCAAGTTTAGAAAGTGCTACCATTTCTTGACAAAAATCGCGTGTTACCATTTCGCCTTCCTTCCAAGTATAATTTCTTGAATAATAATAGCGAACTTTATACAATCCTGTGTCCTTTTCTTCGCTCTTTTCGTTTGGTTTTGCGTAACCGCGAACACTCATAAATTCAGAACGGAACTTTTCTTCGTCTTCTGGGTTGGTTACTTCTTCGTCAGATAGCAATTGCCATTCTTCTTCGTTGATGTATTCAGCCTTTTCGCGCAGATGTGCAAGCCACGCTTCACCTTCTTCTTTGCTTATCTTAACACCCGCATCCTTTGCCTTCTTCGCAACTACTTTTTTTTTTTGAGCGGACAATTTAGCCACCGCATCGCCACTTGTTTGAAACATTGACTTTGCAACGTCCACGTCAAGACCTAAGAATTGAACCAAGAATACAATTGCTTGTTCTTGCGTTAGCGTTCCAAGTCCAACCGCTGCGACAATCTCCAAAGCAGAAGCAATTTGCGCTCCGTTGTAGGTCACATCACTAACTTTTTCAGTTATTCCTGTTGGTGTTTCTGTCACGTCTGTTGAAGGTACGTCTATTACTGTGGTAGGTGCGTTAGAATCGATTGCAATTCCATCTTCGAAGATAGAGTTCATCTCAATGTTTACGTCGCCTAAAATCGGTGTAAAGACTTCTTCAATTATTCTTTGATATGGACGAATAACTTGGCTGTTGAAGATTTCCAAACCTACCAACATTTCGTCTTTATTGCTTCCGAATCCTGTTGTGTCGCGTATTCCGTGAATCAATGGTGACACAACGCGGTGTCCTACCATGATTTGCTTCGCTGTTTCTTCGCTTAAGAACTGATATTGCTTGTCAGCATCCGACAAAGGGAAGTCTTGAATCTGTGGAGCGCGTGCAGGATCTTCGTTGAAGGTCATTAAGAACTTTCCCGCGTTAGCAGCACCACTCAAACGTGTTTCCCATTCACGACGAATAGCTTCTCTTTCTTCTTTTTGCGGTATGCCATTCAAGAAGTTGATGATGAATGAAGGAAACAAACCATTCAAGATGTTGTTAACGTGGTAAAGTCCCATTTGGTAACTCAACTCAACGTAGTTCAACGCTCCGAAATAGTCAGGCTTTGGATAGTAAACACTTCCTGCGCTCATTCCGTGAGCGTAAATAACTTGACGCGGTTGTTCTTGTGCTATTGAAGGGTTGAACGCAGGTATGAACTCTGGCTTTCCTCTTTTGCTTCTTGTGTTTGCCCAATCTTTCGAGTAGAAAATTCCTGTAATATCGTCTTCTTCTTTGTCGTATGCAAGTCTGCAATTCTCAAAAGGCAAGTGGTTGATTTGTACAACGCGAGTAAAGTCCATTGACCAAATAACTTCGGCAACAAATGCGCCTTGTAACTTTAAATCGAATGCGATACCTTGCAACGCATTGTCGAGAATCGTTCCTGTACCTTGTCCCTCAATCATATAAGAAATTGAGTTCACCAACGCGTTGTGAATTGGTGAGTTTTGGTAAAGGTTTATGAGATGTTGAGGGAAAAGATTGTTATTTCCATAATCAATCCAACCGCTTCTGTTTTCTTTTTCAACCGCTTCAACAGGTTGATAAGCCGATAAGTTTATTGCTTGAATGTTGCTCATATTATGCACCTGTATAAATTACATCGACAGGGATTGTCGGTGTTGAAACGTCAAAGTAAATTGTTCCGTCTTGTAAAATCATCAAACCCTTTTCAACCAATCCAACGACGGAAGCATTGGTTGGGTTTATATTGCTGCTGCTGTTTTGACCATACACTTCGTAGTGATAACGTCCTGCATCGGTCAATCCAACTGTTGTAAGTCTTATTTTTGTAACGCGTTCGTTCTCGTTTATCACGGTCACTACTTGCGCGAGTTGTTCACCTGTCATTTCGTAAGTCATAACAAGCAAATAATGAGTAAAGGCAACGTTGAAGTATGCACGTCCTTCGTCTAACGAAAGCCACGCATCTTGATTCGCTGTGTTTGTATTTAGATAAACCATTCTATCCTTTCCTTTACGTTAAAATTACAACACGTAGGGACAAAGCGTCCCTATGTGTGTAAAAGTTTTTTGATTAGTCAAGAATTGACACAGGCGCACCGCTCAATTTGTAAGCGCGTTTTGCAGCCTCGTGAACGAAAGCCAAAGTGTATCCGTTCATATCACCAAGAACAGTTCCTGTTGCAGCAGTTCCAGTTGAAAGGTCTGCTCCGTATTCGTAACCAACAGCCCACCAATTTCCATTAGTGTCTTCAACGAAAACAATCACGCGTGCTTGTGCAACTGATTGCAATTCCAAACGCTTTGCTGCGCTTAACTTTTGCAACATTACGTTTACTGTTTGCGTGTAAAATACTGTTCCGTTGTCGCGGTTGAAGTTGATTGTTTCTTCAAACGATCCTGTTTGTGTTGGTAGTTCGTATGTGTACAAATCACCACTTGCAGGTCCGTTGATTGCTGTAACAATTTCGTTA